ATTAGGCAAGTATGATGCTATCGTTATGACGCTATACGAAGGCATGGGTTAAGATGCACTCCCTTTCAGCCTACCACAAATGATAAAAGATGCACGAACGCTCACTTAGCAGTCCGCCCCTGCTTTTGTATAGCGTATGTTATAGGGCGTTTATTTTACAATTATGTCAGTAAATATTTCAAAATTAAAAAGAAGCAAAGTGTTTGAAAATGAGAAGATAAAAATATCTTTTTCCACAGGCGACGTTGGCAATGCACTTTCTGTTTACATTAAAGATGAAAACGGTAAAAATCATCACATTTTATGGGAAATTTCGCCCGATAGATGCTACCAGAATTTTGACAAAGCCAATGAAAAAATAAGAGCTTTTGTTAAAGATAAAATAGATGAGTGGGTAAATGAAGAAGAAGAAGCAAAAAGGTTAAGAAACGAGGCTATACAATACAGAAAGGATAAGGAAGAGTACGAATTGGGAAAATTAATGGACACTTTTTAAATGTTCTAAAATAACGAAACAAAATGATTTTAACCGACAAAACAACTAAAATGGAAAAACAATTTAACAGCTTAGAATACTTTAACGACAAAGTAACTGACTTGGAATTATATAATTCAGAATACAAAGTGATTGAGGAAGCATTTGAGGAAGCAAAGAAAATGTATATGGAAGAAATTGAAAAGGCTTATGCAGATGGTTTTCTTTATGGTCGGGAAGTTTTTTACAAATCCAATGAAAACAAATAGCCATGCAACTTCCAAAAGAATATATATCAGTCAGTCAGGTAAACCTCTGGCATCAGGATAGGCAAAAGTATATCAACCGATATTTTTTAAACCTTCCAGAAGAACCATCTATTTACATGGAATTCGGCAAAAGCTTTGCTGAAGCAACCGAAACATTTATCAAAGAGGGAATCATTACGCCAAGCCTCCCACATTTTTACCTGCATAAAATACGACCATTAAAAGGTATGCAGGCTGAAAAGCCAATTAGCCTTTCAATAAATGGCATTACCGTAGTGGGTTATATTGACGCCTGGGATCAGTCAGGGAATACCGTAATTGATTTTAAAACATCGGTAAAGCCTTGGACAAATGATACCTTGATAAATAGCCTTCAGATGAAAGTATATGCTTTAGCAATGTATTGTAATGGGGAAGAAATACCCCTTTGTCAAATCAACTGGTTAGGTACAAAGAAAACAAAAGAAGGTATTACCTTTACCGGTGAAAGCTATGAATTAACACACCGCTTTGAAATGGCTGACTTATTAAAGGCAATCGAATTTATTTATAAGACGGCTCAAGAAATTAGTCACGCTTGGAATATTTATAAATCATAAAAATTATAAACAATGCTAACAGAAAGAGAAAAAAAAGAGTTGTTAAAAACAGCAGCCCAGATATTTGTATTTTTGGGTGCGCTTCTTACAGGAGCATTTGCCATTTATTTCCTCGTTGACTATTTTAAAAAGTGGTCATGAAGTTTGAGATAAAATGGAAAGGAGGCAGAATAATAACCGAAGCGCCAGACATTGAAGCAGCAATCAAGAAATTTGAAGAGTTACAAATTGAAGTTACAGAGAAAGAAATAAGTATTGCATCTTTTCCTTGGAGGTCATTTTAGGTTGTTTTTATCCCGTGTTTGTGTGGCACGGGATTTTTTTTTAAAAATTATTTGCTAAAATATTTTTATTATACATAATTTATTTTTAAATTTACATATCAAAAAAAAACAACCGACATGGAAAAGCACATTTTTAACGTTAAGTATTCAGGCAATGCCAAAAGATTTAAAGGTATCTGCCAGCAAATTGCAGCACATTCCAAACGTGAGGCAGTTGAAATTTATTACGGCATTGTCCTTAATGAAAATTACTTTCCAGAAGATAACCTTAACTGGGGAAGTAAAATACGAGATTGCAATAATCAGTTAATCGCTGAAGAAGATGATGATACCATTGTCTATGATGGTGGCTGGTTTTACGCTGAACAATTTACAACGGTATGAAAGAGCCAATCATTGAAACCTACGTTCCGCAAAACAAACGTTTACCCTGGCTGATTGGCGCTGGGGTAAGCGTTGCTTTTGTACTGGGGTATATTTATTCCCCCATTCCAACCGTATATCACCAGACATCTTTTGTCCCGGTAATACAAAAGGAAACTCTTTACGTCCATAAAATAGCCTATCTCAACCTACCAGTAAAGGAAGACAAAAAGGAAATAGACATGGAAGCCTATGTATCACGGTCATACGGCTGGGAAGTAAGAAAGCTATCAGGCAACCAGTTAAAGGCAACATTAGAAGGCAGAGGCTTTCGTAATCTGGATGGCGTTAACATTGGTAAGCTTCGTCGTATATACTTAGCCTATTGTTATGAATCAATGTTGATGAATGTTCACCTGTTGACTGACTTTCCTATTTCGATGATTTATTCTTTCTTCATCATTGAGGCAACCAGTCAGGGCATTGAGACAGACCTTTGGCGCAAGCACGCCAACGCTGGTGGGGTAAAAGCTATCAAAGGTTATGAAACCGTTACATACAAGACAAGGGAAGTTATTAGGGGACGTAACAGGTACATCAAAGCTAAATTTATGAAAGCAAAATCTACCGAGGAAGGGATGCAGGCTTGGGCTGGTGTTCTTAATTCTGGAAGATACGCTGAATGTAAAAAGGCAAATTACAAATGGAAAGGGAAGAGGCTTTATGAATCCATTTGTAAATGTATCTATGATAATGGTTACCATACAGATCAGGATTATAAGTTCAGGGCGTCTTTGATGCAAGAATACTGGGATATAAAAAGGGATAATTTCCCATTAAAAAGGGAAACAAATGTTTTTTGATTTTTTTTTAAAATAGATGTGTAAATATTTTTTGGTTTCAATATTTATATTTAAATTTACATATTGAAAATAACAAACGATATTTCACCACTTAAAAACAAACAAAATGACAGCGATTAACTTAGGAAACATTGGAAGCAAAGAACAGGCAGAAAAAATTCAGTCTAAATTACAAGGTCAATCATGGATGAATTTTCAAGTTATTATTTGCTCTATGCAAAATAACTGGCCTGTAACCGTAGCAACTGAAGATACAACAGTAACCAAGAAGCAGCTAAGAAAAATGGTTATGTTTACTTTAGCAACCGAATTATAACCACTTCACAGGGCAGCACCATCAGCTGCCCATTTTTTCACCACTTAACAAATTAACAAAATGGAAAAGAATTTCACCAACCTACAATTTAAATGGACATTTGAAAGCATTTCGGATAACATCCCAACAATCATGCTTTTGACCATCATCCTCACTTACGGCGTTAATGCTTATTTAACCGCCTTGTTTTTACCGATAAATTTCTGGGTAGCACTTGCAGCCACCAGTATTTTACAATTAGGGCGATTTGCAGTCGTTTTCATGGACTTTCTTAACCCTACTAAGGGTAGAAGCCCATATCCGCCTAAAATAGCCTTAGGAGCGACGATAATAGCCTTAATTGAACTTTTCTTTGGCTTACAGGAAAGTTACTCTGGAAGCGAATTTATTACCATGTTCTTTTTTATAGGAACTGTTATAGCTTTTGGCTACCTTTTGGAAATCAACTTTGTAAATAAAGGCGTTGAAGCTTACGGGTTGATAGAGCCAAAGCCAATCAAAAGACGTAAGAGAAAGACAACGGTAAAAAAAGTTACGCCTGAACCGGTAAAGGAATTTAAACCTTATGTAACTTCGTTCCAAACGATAACTTTATAATAATGGAAAAGGAACTTGTAAGCTATGAAATAGCTTTAGCACTTAAAGAATTGGGTTTTAATGAGCCTTGTTTTACATATTATTATGATATTTCTGGTGAATTAAGAAAAAATATATCAGTAGATATACATAATGGTTGGACTTACTTCCCAAATCTTAAATTAATTACTTTGGCTCCAACATTCTCCCAGGCTTTTAGATTTTTTAGGGAGAGACACGGATTATATGGTCTATATACAATGGGAGATTATGAGAATAACTTCTATTGGCAAATTTGGAGAAATGATTCTATCACTAAGACTTATATCACAGCATCTAATTATGTGTTTGAAAAGTATGAAGAAGCCGAACAAGCATGTTTATTAAAATTGATTGAAATTGTTAAAAACAAATGAAAACACTGATAGGCGTTGACCCAGGATTAAGATTAAATGGAATGGCTGCTTGTTTCATTAGGCCAAATAAAGAGGTAAAATTCACGAAGTATAAAAGATTCGTGGATTTTATCCTTGATGTATCAACCTGGAAAGCATTTGTTAACCCAGTTATTTTAGTCGAAGATTCAAGTCTCCAAAATATTACCTTTAGATCATCCATTAACCGTGCTATCCTTTCCAGAATGTCTCGCAATGCTGGGATGAACCAAGCAGCTTCAAGGATAGCTTATGAATGGATTAAAGAAAATAAGTTGCAAGCCTATAACATTAGTCCAGAACAAAAGGGTAGGAAATGGACGAAGGATATATTTTTAAAAATTTTTGAGCGTGAAGGCTACAAATTTGAACCAAATTTTAAACCAAACAAAATTAGTCAGGATGAAATAGATTGTTTTACCCTGGCATTACAAGCAAAAAATTATATAAAATATGAAAAGAAAAAATGAAACCATTGACGGCATCGAAGTATCCACCTGGAAAGAAATTGAAATGATTGCCTCAAACTACACACGCCCAATAAAATATATAAATGGCATACAAAGTAAAATTGCCATTTTAAAATTTTATCTTGAGCCAACATTTACTAATAGCAAACCACCAATCGAAACAATGGACAAAGGTAGAATGCTGACTATCGCCTACAACATTTATAAAGCAGCAGATGGTGAAGCAACAAAAGATTTGTCTTTAAAAGTGATTAATCGCATCATATCATAATTTTTGGATTACGTTTGTTAAGTAGGTGAATCATAGGGTTGGCAGTTGCGCCAATCCTTTTTTCATTTAAAACGTAACCCCTTGCGTCTTCGCATAATCAACAACCGCCCGAGCATGGCATAAGGCTAAAGTATTCTGGAACTTTGGGTCAAACATCATACGAGCATCTTGGAAATTGGTAAAGAAACCATTTTCAGAAAGAACCGCTGGCATATTAGTAGCCGTCAATACGGTAAACCTTTCCTCTTTGTCGTGATCGCCATCAGCCGTATCGCTTCGGAATACCCATGTCGTGAAAGTTGATTTTACCTCATTGAATAGAAATTCGGCATAAATATCCGACTTTGTTTGCCCGGGTGACGTAAACACTTCCCAGCCTCTGGCTATGTTATTCGTTGCAGCATTGCCATGAATAGAAAGGTATAATGAAGCCTCGTAACTATTAGCTGCAAAATTAGCCTTTGCCACGCGTTTATTTAACGATATATCATTTATCGGCTCATATACTTTTAAGGTTGAAAAACCCCAGTCCTTTAAATACTGCTCAATTAATTCAGTAACGGCACGGTTAAACACACCCTCAAAGAACCAACCGTATGAATGGAAGGTACCATTGGAATGCTGGGCGCACTTTGACGGGTAAGTTGTATAACCATTGGGTAAGGCTACCTTAGGGTTAATACCACCGTGTCCAGCATCCAGAAAAACACAAAATTTATTTGCTTTCATTTTTTACATATTTTTAAGGGCAACAGAAATACATCCATTGCCCCGGCACTAAGGTAGCGAACCAAATAAAGCCTATTACTTAAGTGCAGAAAATCTTTTGGCTAATTTTACCGTAAGGAAAACATGGTCAAGCACATCCTCTATTAAAATTTCAACGTTATCATTTTTCAAATCAAATCTTTTCTTCAGTTCTGCAATCAATTCCTGTTGTTCCTCTTCTGTAATGTCTTTTAATTCTTCTTTTACAAGTTCAATTCCACTAAATGCTTTTGCAGCTGAAAAGATAACAGGTACAAAGCGAGGGGCATCTGTAACGATAGAAAATTTTTTGTCTTCAAGGCTTTTTATAATTGCCTCTAAAAGATCAAAACCGAAATTAAGTACCTCTGTTGTTTCCTTAATTCCTAAAACTTTGTTTGACATAATAATAAATTTATTGGGTTAAAAAATTATCTTTTAAAAAATCTTATAATTATTGACCCAAGGTTTACTCCTGTTATCCGCTTTACATTCTCCGCAATGCTAAACAACTCCGTGCCTGCAATCATAGAAGCCACCATGTAGGTAATGGGAATTGGAATGGAAAAGGTATTCTTTGCACCTTCAAAAATCATGATGCTTACAAAATATACGACTATCTTTTCTGTTGTTCGGTAAAGACCTTTACTGGTTATCGCCTTGCCTTCTTTCCTTGCTGCCTTGATGCCTGTGATTGTGTCAGCTATAACCGCACAAATTGTGAATAAAAGGAAATGTTTAATGGGCAAAAAAAATGAAAAGATAAATCCACTAGTTAAAGCAACTGCGATAAAGTCGTATCCTTGTTTGAGGAGGTTTACAATTATAGATTTCATCCTATTCCTTTTTTAT